TGTGTAATTGTCAACAACAACTGTTCACGTTCATTACAAAGCAAGTACAGGAACTGACGTTGTGACAATTACACACGCAACAGCAGCAGCAGGAAATGAGACAATGCGTGATGCAATTCAAGATGCAGTTATTGCTGCATTGCAAACACCTTGGACTCATGTTGCTTATACTGTTTCAAACTTACCGTTTGCAGTTTCAGGAATTGCTATAGGTTAATAGCAATCAATCTAAAACCTAAGAGGCACTTTTTAATTAGAGTGCCTTTTTTTGTTTATCTTTGTAAAAAGACTTGCAATGATAAATGATGTTAGAAATACTGTTCTGTCAATAATAAGTAAAGACAATAGGGGTTACATTACTCCAGAGGAATTTAACTTATTTGCAAAGCAGGCACAGCTTGAAATATTTGAACAGTACATATACTCTTACTCCAACTCAATTGTTAAGCAGAACGCTAGAATGTTTGGAGAGGGATACACAGATGTTCCAAAGAATATGGGTGAGGTGCTTGATTCATTCTCTACGCTTGCGTCATTAACTTATTCTACCCCATATTTTCTTTTACCTACAAATTTTTATTACCTAGAGAGGGTAATGTACAATAACTTTGAGGTAGAAAAAGTTAGCCAAAGAAAAATTCAGGCTTTATTAAATTCAAACCTAACAGCTCCAGATGTATACAATCCAGTATACACAATGAGCGATGCTGGTTTAGTTGTATATCCAACAACAATTTTAACGAATATTACGACTCAGTACCTAAGATATCCAAAAGATCCAGTGTGGACTTATAACTCAATCACGGCTGGTCAGCCAGTCTTTAATCCAAGTAATGCATTTTATCAAGACTTTGAGCTACCATTAAGTGATTTTTCAGGTTTGGTAGTTAAGATATTACAGTACGCTGGAGTATCAATTAGAGAGATGGAAGTTGTACAGGCAGCTAAGTCAGAAGAGATACAAGACTCACAACAAAAACAATAGTAGATGTCATATATAACTAATTACCAGTACTACAAAAATAACGGAACTATCCCTGAAGATGAAAATTGGGGCTCGTATCAGTACGTTACTTTATCTGACCTAGTAAATAACTTCATGCTAATGTATGTTGGCAACGATAAGCTAGTCAACAATGTTGATCGATACACAATTATTTTTCATGCAAAGAGAGCGATACAGGAGCTTAACTATGACGCACTACGCAACATAAAGGTTCTAGAATTAGAGCTTGGAACTGATCTAAAGATGGTCATGCCTCCAGACTATGTTAGCTATGTTAGAATGTCGATGCTAAATAACGGTGTTCTTGTTCCATTGGTTGAGAACAGGACCGTTATGTCGGCTACGGCTTACTTGCAGGACAATGACCTAGACATTGTGTTTGACTCTAACGGAGAGGTTGTGACAGGCACATCAAAGCTTGACATCCTTAGAGGTGAAAACATGTTGTACACTGGTGGTGGGTTATATAATAATCAGATGGGATACTGCTGTGATGGTCAATGGTACTTTAATTATAGCATTGGTTCAAGGTATGGAATGAATCCTGAAGACGCAAACAGGAACCCTAAGTTCACAATCAACAAGGAGTCTGGGGTTATTGATTTTTCATCTGGAGTTGAGAATGCATTTATTGTTCTTGAGTATATTTCAGACGGAATGGAGAATGGTGACTCAACAAAAATTACTATAAATAAATTAGCGGAGGAGTACGTGTATAACTATTTAAAGTGGGCTGTATTAAATAATAAATATGGCGTACAGGAATACATAGTAGCGAGAGCTAAGAAAGAAAAAAGTGCAACATTAAGGAATACAAAAATTCGATTAAGTAATATGCACCCCTCAAGATTGTTGATGAGTTTAGCTGGTCAAGACAAGTGGATTAAATAATTATGGCGGAAACTAAAAATACATTTGTTGCTGGTAAAATGAACCAGGATGTTGACGAAAGGTTATTGCCTGATGGTCAATATAGGTCTGCAAGTAATATTACAATAGAATCAACTGGTGGCTCAAATATGGGTGCCGTACAGAACGCAAGGGGGAATACGTTTATGTTTTCTCCAAGCGATCTTCTTATGTCTATGAATATAAACATAACCAATCCGAAGACAATTGGGGCTGTAGCATACGAACCACTTGGGCTTATTTATTGGTTTATCAGTGCTGATAATTTTGATGGTATATTTGAGTTTAATCAAAATACTGAAATATCATCTTTGATTTTAGGCAGCACTAGTGGTCAGTTGAATTTTGACTCAGCAGCACTGATTACAGGTGTTAATTATTTATACTCAGACAGTGGTAGTTATTTGTTTTGGACGGATAATTTGAACCCACCAAGAAGGATAAATATCTCTAGGGTTAGGGGGTACTCGATTAACGATTCAAGAATAAATATAGACATTGATGTCGTGTTAAGACCACCACTAAATAGTCCATCAATACGTTTATCTAATGATACTGATAGTATTGAATCGAATAACTTAGAAGAAAAATTTCTTTATTTTAGTTATAGATATAAATATATTGACAATGAGTTTAGCTCAATGTCACCATTTTCTTCCGTAGCCTTTAATTCTAAAGGTCTTTCTTTTGACCCAACTACTGGTGATAATATTGGAATGTTAAATGAAAATAATATTGTTAATATTCAATTTGAAACTGGAAATCAGTTTGTAAAAGAAATACAGATTTTAGCAAGAGACACAAGATCATTAAATGTAGTGATAATTGAGACTCTAAACAAGAGTGACTTGAATATCCAAGACAATAGAACTAGTAAATTTGTTTTTAGAAATAATAAAATATATGCCACACTAACATCTGATCAGGTAACTAGATTATTTGACAATGTGCCACTAAAGGCACTAGCACAGGATATTGCTGGAAATAGGTTAGTATATGGCAACTACACCCAATTTAGAGACGTGAGTGATATCAGCTACACTGTTGGTTATACTAATCTAAGTGGTTTTGTAGCAAGCGTAGGTTTGCCTAAAAGAACCTTTAGAAGTGACCGTGACTACGAGGTTGGTATTGTTTATAGCGATGAATACGGAAGGCTTACGACTGTGTTAACTCCTAGCACTGGAAACACTTTAAATGATGGCACGAACTCAGTTTATATACCACCAATAAAATCAAGTACGCCAAACTCATTAATAACAAGAATAAAAAATTTACCTCCAAGTTGGGCGACAAATTATAGGTTATACATAAAGCAATCAAAAAAAGATTACTACAACTTTTTCCCTATATCTTTTCAAGTAAAAGGTGAGTACAGGTACATACAGATCTCAGAGTCTGACAGAGACAAAGTTTCTGTTGGTGAGTACATTATATTTAAAACAGCTAACGCACAACCAACTCATACAAACAGGAAGTTTAAGGTTCTTGAGGTTGAACTTAAGGCAGCTAATTCCATAAACACTAATTCAACAGCTGGTCTATATTTAAAAATAAAGCCAGACGCTTTAAGTGCAGCATCTTTTTTGGCAGCACCTATATCTATTACTACTAATTCACCTTTATGGGCAACTGTTGGGCAGGACCCAGGAGGTTTGAATGAGTGTATTTGGGACGATAATCCTACTGTATACCCTTATTGTTTTCCAACTATATTATTTCGTTATGATAAGATGCATTATAGAGTTGGATCTAGTGGTTTTACGGAAACTTTTAATAATGCTCCAGTAGTTAGTTTATCTTCATCGTCTAATGTTGGGATTGGGTCAGCATCTAAGCATGATGTAAGATTAAAGGTGAAAATTGTTAATGATCCAAATGACGCTAATGGAAACTCTCCAACGTACTTTAGAATAAATACAGATCCTTTAAATCAAAGTGTTTGGTCTAATCCTATACCTATATCATCAAGCTATAATATTAATGCTTATATACAAAGTTATAATAGTTCAATTAATAAATTTATTAATTTTTCAACTGGAACTTATGTTTTGGGAGATGAATATGTATTTAATGTTAGAGGGTTTGACCCAACAATGTCAGACGGAGCATCTAAATGGATTAAAAATCCAACTGGGGGGAACGGTATCCCAGCACCATCAACTTTACTAGATTCATCTGCTCCACCGTGCCCTCAGTTTTTTAGTCATAATGTAGACAACGATCAATATTACGGAGAGCTAATGGTGGGGTTTGTAGGAGTTATATATGCTGGTGCAATTATTAAAATAACAGTTAAGGATAGCGATGATTCAAGTCATATAACAACCCTCCCAGCAGCTTCTAGGTTATACCCATCATTTGAAGAATTTTGGTTTGAAGAGTGTACTGGAGTATCGATTAATCTTGGACCATCTACACATGGTAATACAGCTGCGTTTAGATACGTTTCTATAGGTACATATTCTGATGCTAATGGAGAAGATGATGAAGATGAACAAAACTATATTAATACTTCCGCTCAACCTTATGCTAATGGACTAATTCCTAATCAAAATGGAGTATCAACTTATAAGTCTGCTTTATTTTTTAGAGCTGATGCTTCTAGGAATGACTGTGCTAGAACTTATAATTACGTGTCAGCCACGCTACAGCAGGCATCTACCCCAACATATATAGTTGAGACCGTACCACTTGATGTTGAGACCCCTATATTCCATGAGACAATGAAGACATACCCTATAATTGGAGGTTTTCATAAGGTTGGATGGCAGTACTCGTCAAACACTGAGCCCAGTCCTTTACAATATGTACTTCAATCGAGTTATTTCCACTATTTTCAAGTTGGTCAATCAATAACTATTAACTCAATACCTGGTACTGTAACTAATGTATTTAATGGAAACGTAATACAAGTTTTAATGCTTTCCGCTATACCTGCTGGTGCAGGAACAGTCTTAATGGAAGGAGAGGTAGATCAATCAAGCTCATCAGCTGCAAGTGTAATATTAAATAATATATCTGAAAATACTGACTTTAATGCGTTCTGTTATGGTAATGGACTAGAGTCATATAGAATTAGAGATTCATTTAATAACTCAACAATGAAGTACAGCATAAGAGCAAGTACTGTTATTGAAGATTATGAGCAAGAAGATAAGTTTGCGTCATTAACCTACAGCGGAATTTTTCGTGGTGACTCATCGATAAATAGGTTCAATGAATTTAATTTATCTCTAGCTAATTTCAAGAATCTTGACAAAGAATATGGATCTGTACAAAAAATATATACTAGAGACTCTGATTTATTGGTATTACATCAAGACAAAATAACGTCTGTTTTATTTGGTAAAAACTTATTAGTAGATGCTTTAGGTGGTGGTCAGGTCGCATCAATCCCAGAAGTTCTGGGGAAT